ACATTACGAGATTGAAGGCAAGACAGGTATGCGTAACACCACCTTGCGTGATGCTCGTAAGTATGAGTGGGTTCCTTCCGTGTCTACCGTTTGGAAAGATGTTGTTGCCTCTCCCGGTTTGAACAGATACTTTCAAGACCAGTTGTTTGATTCTATGTTGGAGTCGAAACAGTTCTGGGATGAAGATGAGTCAGCGTTCAAGCGGCGTGTGTTTGCATTGTCCAAAGAGCATTCGATAAAGTCTGCTGAGAGAGGGACGTACATGCACAACCTGATTGAGCAACAACTACTCACTGGCAGTTGCGGATCAGAAGACCCAAACGAAATACACATGGTCATGCAGACTCTCGCAAAGATGAGAGAAGTTTGTGGTGATCAGGACTGGAAGGTGGAGCAGTCATTCGCTCACCCAATGGGGTACGGAGGTAAGATAGATGTGTACTCTGATGAGTGGGTGGTTGACTTCAAGACCAAGGAAGTTTTGGATGAAGGTAAGAAGCCTGATGTGTACGACTCTCATGGCGTACAACTGGCGGCTTACAATCATGGGATAGGTGGAGGCAGGAAACTCCTCAACCTTTTTGTATCGTTTTCTTCTCCCGGTTATGTAGCAGAGTACCAATGGGAAGAAAGAGAGAGGCTGTTTAGTATGTTTGAAGCGGCCTTACAATTATGGAAACTAACCAAGAGGTATGATGCTAGATGGCAAGCGTAAACAAAGCAATATTAGTGGGTCACGTTGGTAAGGAACCTGAGTTCCGCGAGACTAAATCGGGAGACACAGTGGCGTCCTTCTCACTGGCAACCAACAGTGGGTATGGCGACAACAAGACAACCGACTGGCATAGGGTTGTGTTCTTTGGTAAGACTGCTGATGTGATCAAGCAGTACGTAAACAAGGGATCACAAATCTATGTCGAGGGAAGAATCTCTAACCGCTCCTACGATGATAAGGAGGGGAACAAGAGGTACGTGACTGAGATCAATGGGTATGTAATGCAGATGCTAGGAGGTGCAGGAGGAGACAAGCACACCGCTGATGTAGTTGAGAAGGGAGAGGACATTCCCTTCTAATGTAAGGTCATTAAACTATGACCTAGCAGAGCATATGAAGTATTCATTTGCTAGATACTGCTACCGTAAGTCGAGAAAAGACTCCTCAAAAAACTGGAGCGATGTATTCAAAAGTTTTTGGGGAGTCTCTCTTGAAGAGTACATAGAGTACGCAATCAAAAAGAATCTGAAAGACGATTACGAGGAACTTGAATGTCATTTTACAGAGAAGTGAGGTTTTTCAAACGGTCACAGGGAACAAGGACTGTGATCCTACAAAACTTTCCAGTGATCATAGATATCGGGGCCATATGTTGGGCCAAGAAATCGAACAGGAAGCAGGAGGTACTTGCACAAGACATGTCATCCAAGAGTACCTTCAAGGACATCACCGTGTATGAGATAGGTCTTGCCGATAACAGCAAGTGGATCATTCCAATGTCTGAGATATCCAAGTTGGAGATCGAAGTAGAGGAGGGGCCTGTCACATTATGAACGAGTACCAAAAGTTTATACACAAGTCTAGGTACGCCAAGTATCTGGATGATCAGAAGAGAAGAGAGACTTGGGAGGAGACAGTCGAGCGTTACGTAGACTTCTTCCAGAACAGAACGTCCATTAATCTGGATCGTGTCCGTGATGCAATCATTAACATGGATGTCATGCCTAGTATGAGATGCATGATGACCAGTGGAAAAGCATTAGAGCGCGATGCAGTCGCAGGATATAATTGCTCGTACCTTCCTATCGACAGTCCAAGAGCATTTGATGAGTGCATGTATGTTCTCATGTGTGGCACAGGAGTTGGCTTTAGTGTGGAGAGAGGCTACATCAACATGCTACCGCATGTGGCGGATGAGTTCCACGATAGCGATTCGGTTATCGTTGTAAGCGATAGCAAGATTGGTTGGGCCAAGGCTCTTAAGGAACTGGTCAGCCTGTTGTATGCAGGGCAGGTTCCCACATGGGATGTGTCAAAGATCAGACCTGCGGGTGCTAGGCTCAAGACATTCGGAGGCAGAGCATCAGGCCCAGAGCCACTGGACAAGTTGTTCCGTCACTTTGTCAGTGTGTTCAAAGGGGCATCAGGCAGGAAACTAAACTCCATAGAGTGTCACGATCTGGTGTGCTTTATCGGTGAGTCAGTGGTAGTAGGTGGTGTGCGTAGGTCAGCCACTATCTCGCTATCCAATCTGACTGATGATCGTATGCGTCACGCCAAGTCTGGTCAGTGGTGGGCTGAGAATCCACAGAGGGCTTTGGCTAACAACAGCGTGTGCTATACAGAGAAGCCTGACATGGGGATATTCCTGCGTGAGTGGACTGCCCTGTACGAGAGTCGTAGCGGAGAGCGTGGCATCTTCAATCGTGAAGCCGCGAAGAGCATGGTTCCAGAGCGCAGAGACAGTGACTATGACTTCGGTTGCAACCCCTGCTCAGAGATTATCCTCAGACCAAAGCAGTTCTGTAATCTGTCGGAGGCTGTATGCAGAGAGGGCGACACACTTGAGGACATCAAGAACAAGGTAGAGATCGCCACTATCATTGGCACTCTACAGTCCACGTTAACTGACTTCAGGTATCTGTCTCCTGCATGGAAGCGCAACACTGAGGAAGAGAGACTGCTTGGCGTTAGCCTGACAGGGATAATGGATTGTCCTGCTGTTATGAATGCCAGTGCAGATGATCTGGAATCTCTCAAGACTCACGCTATCAAGGTAAACAAACAGTGGGCCAAGAAACTGGGCATCCCAGAGAGTACCGCCATCACTTGTGTCAAGCCGTCAGGTACGGTCAGTCAACTTGTGGACAGTGCATCAGGGATACACCCTCGCTACAATTCACACCTGATTCGCAGGGTTCGCAACGATAAGAAAGACCCTCTATCACAGGCCCTCATTGATTGTGGAATACCGCACCACACTGACCCATACAATGCAGAGGCTTGGGTGTTTGAGTTCCCTCAGAAGTCTCCCAAGAAGTCTCTGACCCGACATGACCTGTCAGCCTTGGAGCATCTTGAGATATGGAAGAGGTTCTCTGTACACTGGTGCGAACACAAACCGTCAGTCACTATCTACGTCAAGGAGCATGAGTGGGTAGAGGTAGGCGCATGGGTGTGGCACAACTTCGACATTGTATCTGGCGTGTCCTTCCTGCCTAGCGCAGACGAGGCGCACTCGTATGAGTCTGCCCCTTATGAGGACTGTGATGAGCAGGAGTACAAGGCCAGACTGAAGGAGATACCAAAGGAGATTGACTGGGACTTGATCCTTGAAGAGGAGGACGTTACCACTAGCAGTCAGGAATTTGCCTGTACAGGAGGGGCATGTGAACTATGAAAAACTTTGACAATAATTTTTACACCGTAAAACAAGCGGCTGAACTATTCAGCGTATCAAAAAAAACAATTATTAGACTTATCCATTCTGGGAAACTTCCATGCGTTAGGGTTGGTAGTTGTATACGCATAACACACAAACAACTCCATGATTGGGTAGAAAAAAATACTTTCTATACTTGTGGTGAACCATGAAAATAAACTGGGGTAAGGGAGGAAGTTTCAACCACGGAAGGATAGAAGGCTATAGATGTGAAAGGTACTCAGTAGGGGAAAAGGATAACAGGAAACACTGGTACATGCTTGCCGATCCTCACTTAACCTACCTGTGTGCCAAGGGGCCTTTCAACACACCAGAAGAACGTGACACTGCAATAGTAGAGGAGGTTCGTAAGCGTGAACTTGCTAATAATTCCTGATGCACATGCCAACCCAGACTATGACAATGAAAGGTTTACCAATCTGGGTAAGTTCATTGTGGCGCACAAGCCAGAGTACATAGTATGTCTGGGTGACTTTGCTGACATGCCATCACTGTCTTCCTATGACAAAGGAACCAAAGGCTTTGAAGGCAAACGATATAAGAAAGATATAAAGAGTTGTATTGAAGCCCAAGAGAAACTTATGGAACCTTTAAGGACGTACAACGCCCAGAAGAGGAAGAACAAAGAGAAGCAGTACAAGCCCAAGATGCACATGTGTCTTGGCAACCATGAGGATCGCATCAGCAGGGCGACTAACTCTGCGCCTGAGTTAGATGGAGCCATTGGTATCAGTGACCTACAGTACGAGAAGAATGGATGGAAGGTTACCCCATTCAAGTCAGTGCTGACTTTGGCAGGGATATCCTTCAGCCACTACTTTACCTCTGGTATATCTGGAAGGCCCATCAGTAGCGTACACCTTGGCTTCACACTGGTTTCCAAACTACATTGTAGTGCGGTACAGGGTCACACCCATTTGTACAACCACGCTGAACAGACGAGGCCTGATGGCCAGAAAATATTCGGCCTTAGTGCCGGATGCTATAGTCACCCCAAGTACTCTGAGAACTGGTGCAAGGACACTGAGCATCAGTGGTGGAGAGGAGTGATTATGTTAAACCAACTAGATGGTGAGGGTTACTACGACGAGATAGTCGCCGTTACTCAGCGGAAACTGTTGAGGGAATATCAGTAATGGACACCACGCAACCGATGGGGAAGGCAGTGATACCAAAGTAATTGTCCTCCACATCCTTGGTGTTGGCAATCTTCAGCACCTTTGAGTCTTTAACGATGAGATATCCGACAGTCCAAAAGGTTTGCGGCTCTATCTCATCTTCTTTTTCCCACCCTGCTGATGCGTAGATGTCTAACCATTCTACGCAGACCAATCTCATAGCGCCCTCTCTATACCAGATGTCTTCCTGTTAAACTCCGCTTTCTCCTCCCTTGCTTCATCAATCCTCCGCTTCAACTCGTTAACCTTTCGCTTCTTTTGATCTGGCGCAAGACTTCTGTTCTTTCTGGTAGAAGTTATGTCTGCCTTAAGCCCTCTTATTTCAGACAAGTATCTCTTGTTCTGTGCTGAACGTGCGTCAGGAGATATTGCGTAAGGGTTAAGGCCTATAGAAGAACCAAGAAGTTTTCCAAAACTAACCTTAGTGTCTCCATACCTGTTGGTTCTACCCAAAGCAAAGTCGAACAACTTTCCTTCTATCTCTTTAGGATCAAGCCTGTACATGGCCTCGCCTAATGAGGACACAGACACTAAGCCATTACGAGTCAACCAAGGAGGCATCATCATTGAGTTCATGTAACTGATCTTGTCAAACACTCTGTCAGATAATGGATCGTTCTCGTTGACAATATCGTAACCACTCCAAGGGTCTTTGTTGGTTGTGATGGCTGTCATCAATTGCCAACCGGGGCCTATGACCCCACCCTCAATCAGTGCTTTTGAGACATCCCCCTGTCCAAGGTTGCTTGCCATCTGGCTATACCAAGACCAAGGGAAGAAGTAAGAGATGTCAACAGCCTGCCATCTTCCTTCTGAATCTTTCCAAGGCAAGAACAGCATGGTGTTGTCCTTTGCAAACTCAGGCAGTAACTCTTCCATCTTATCCCAATCATCTTCCATGAATGGGAGGGAACCGAACAAGGCCTGTGCGCTACCAATCAACATCATGTATGGAATAAATCTGTGGTACTTGCTTGGGTCATTCAGAACCTTGACCAACTCAGGCAAAACTTTAACTTGGAACGTAATGAATGGCGCTCCAAGGAAAGACGATCTCAACCCTCTGATCGTGGGGCTAACCTCACTGTAGTCAAACAAAATCCTGTTTGCTTCCTGCACAGCGATGTCTTCTATGGATAGCAAGTCTGTTTTTTCCTTAGAAAGAATCTGATTAAGTTCTGCCCTTTGGGTATCATTGCTAAGTTTGTCCATGATGACTGCAACCTTACCCAGTATTTCTATGTTCTGGTAAAGGTCACCACCAAACTCAGAAAGTTTGTTCCACATCTTCTGACCACCAGTTAGTATCCCCCACACTCCTTCCTTCTCCATGTGTTGGAACACTATCTCCATCTTCTTTA